CGAGTCCGAGTCCGTGGAGAGTTCCCGCTTCAGGCCGAGTACCAGTTGATCTCGCAGACAGACGTGGCCAACGCGAGACGGCGTGAGGCTGTATTCGACCATCACCAGCCGGTCGTAGCGGGCATCGACTTCGCTCGAAGCGGAGCGTGCGAGACGGTTCTAGCGTTCAGATGCGGTAGAGACGGACGCTCGATTCCATGGCGGTTCTGGAGAGAGCGTGACAGCGTCGCCCTGGCCGGGAAGATCAGTCGAGAGATCGAGGACCTTCGCTCGAAGAACATCTCCGTGCATACGATCTTCGGAGACGGCGGCGGCCTCGGTGGTCCGATCATCGACATACTGAGGCACTCGGGCTACCCCATGCGAGAGATCCAATTCGGAGCGTCCGCTGCCGACTCGGTTCAGTGCGCCAACAAGGGATCGGAGATCTGGTCGAGGATGCGGGATTGGATGCAGAGCGGAGCCATTCCAGACGACCCCGAACTGGAGCAGCAACTGGTCAGCCGGGACTACGCCTGGAATCCAAAGACCCACCAGCTTTCCCTCGTGTCGAAGGACAAGATGCTGGCCGAGGGCTTGCCGTCTCCGGATAGAGCGGACGCATTCGCGTTGACGTTCTCGGAGTACATCGTGGCCTCGGCCAATGCGGCCATCTTCGACTCAAGAAGCGGATGCCTCAACGAGTTAACGGGTGACGAACAAAAGCCGAGCGGGTTCTCCGATGCTGGACATGACGACCGGCTCGAAGCCTACCGGATGTTCCGCTCTGGGAGGGGATAGCGATGGGAGCACCAAAGATGCCAAAGGTGACGCCGCAGGCGGAGGCTCCGAATCTCCTGGACCCTACGGTGATGTTCGCTCGGCAGCGTGAGCGTCAGAAGGCGCTCTCTCAGTCCGGTCGTCAGTCGACGATCCTTGCGTCGGGATTGGGAGCTATGTACTCGATGAAGCTCGGGTCTACGGCATGAGCCCGTCAGTTGCTGAGAGGCTCTCCATCGTCAAGGAGGAGAGGCGCAACTCGAAGAAGGCTTTCCTGAAGCGCTACGAAACGCTGAAGCAGGACATCTCCAGTTACATCCCGCACTACCGCGAGATCGCTGAGGTCATCCTGCCCAGGAGAATTCGTTACCTCTACGACCGCTCGCGCAATCGCGGCGAGAAGATGAACCAGAAGATCATCAACTCGACTGGTGCTCGCGCACTTCGTATTCTCTCTGCAGGAATGATGTCGGGGATCTCGTCACCGGCACGCCCGTGGTTTCGACTGCAGGTTCCCTTCCCGGCACTGATGGACAACGAGGACGTGAGGAACTGGCTGCACGCGGTTGAGGAGTCAATGCGTCAGGTGTTCGCGAAGTCGAACATCTACAACACGCTCCAGTTGACGTACCGAGACCTAGGGGCCTGGGGCATCTCCGCGATGTTCGTCGAAGAGGACGACATCGACACGATCCGTGGGTACTCGTATCCCATCGGAAGCTTCGTCGCTCAAAACTCGTCTAGGCTCACCATCGACACGGTCTACTACGAGTGCTGGATGACGGTGGGACAGGTCGCTGAACGCTTCGGTCTGGACAACGCGAGCTTGAACCTCAAGCGGATGTGGCAGGACAACCGTCACGACGATCCAGTACGGATCCTGCACTGCGTCGAGCCGAACGAGGTGTACGAGGCCGGGCAGCTTGGCAAGAAGGGCAAGAGGTACCGATCCGTATGGCTGGAGTACGAGTCGAGCGATAACGCTGTAGATGGCATTCCTCTCCACGAGGGCAACGGATTCCACGAGTTCCCCGCGATGGTTCCGCGCTGGGACGTGAGCGCAGACGACGTGTACGGCTCCAGCCCCGGCATGGAGGCGCTCGGAGACATCAAGGCGCTTCAGCAGTTGGAGAAGCGCAAGCTCTCGGCTCTCGACAAGATCCTGAACCCACCGATGGTAGCTCCGGTATCGCTGCAACGTGAAAAGAGGTCGCAGCTTGCCGGTGACGTTACGTTCATCCAGATGTCTCCGGGCGGGCAGAAGTTCGAGCCAGCCTATCAGGTCGACTCGAAGGTTGTTTTTGTTCGCGAGGAGATCGCCC